TTAGGTTGGGGTGTAGTTGATGCTAAACAAGTACGCGCCCGTAAAGGTGATGGTTACCAAAAACACCTAGTTGTGTTCCGTAATAATGATTTGTTCATTGAGGGTGAAGATGGTGATAATGTATTTCCACAAATTCTATTAACTAATAGTCATGATGGTAAAAACGCATTTACATTCACAGCTGGTTTGTTCCGTTTAGTTTGTGAGAATGGTTTAGTAATTTCAACTCAAGAATTTGAGAATATGAAGATTCGCCATTATGGTTATGATTTTGAAGAGTTAGAGAAAGTAATCACTAATATGGTTGAAGCGCTTCCACTAGCAGTTGAGTCAATGAATAAATTTAAACAAACTCAATTAGACCAAGAAACAATTATTGAGTTTGCTAAAAGAGCAGTTCAAGTTCGTTTTGGTGAGGAACAAACACAAAATATTGCTATTGATTATAATGACTTAGTAACACCAACACGTCCTGAAGACCGTGGTAATGATTTATGGAGTGTATTTAACACAGTCCAAGAAAAAATTACTCAAGGAATGTTTAATTATACAGTTGGAGCTAAAGTTAGAAAAGCTCGTAAAATTAAAAACTTCCGCCAAGATTTAGATTTAAATGCTAAATTATATGAATTAGCAGCTGAGTTCGCAGCTTAATATATAAATGTTTAAAGCCGGGTTAAGCCCGGCTTTTTCTATTAAAATAAATTTGGCTTCCCAGTAAATAAATATTATATTAATATCATATAAAAGGCGGGATGGACTGGAGATGGTTCCAGCTTGGTCTCATAAGCCAAATGACGCAGGTTCGAGTCCTGCTCCCGCAACTAAAACGCTAGATTTTCTAACTCGAAAGAGTGTGTAGGTGCAAGTCCTACCTTGAGTACAATGAGTAAGAGATACTCACCGGTCTTTGGTCTAAGTCCTTAATAATAGACTCGCTTAAACCGGACAGCGGAATGCCGGTTCTTAGGGCTAAAGGCGGCAATCACACCTCCTCCTTCGTAGTGTGACTTTTTTAATGGGGATGCCCTTCAGGTTTCATCAATAGGAAAAAACCGAAATAACTACTCACTAGAATCTCAGGTGGGGAATTTGCGCCCTTAGCTCATTCGGTTAGAGCAACTGACTCATAATCAGTAGGTGCCTGGTTCGATCCCAGGAGGGCGCACTAAATTTATTATTATGTTAATATTAACAGCTGTTTTACTTATTGAGACTATTTTATCAATTACTTATCTTTATACTCTAAATAAACGAGTAAAATATTTAGAAGACGAAATAAGTAGGTTAAAAACACAGAATATAAAACAATTATTAAAGGGTTAATTTGATTGTAAAAGCGGCTTAAAGCCGCTATTTCCCTACTTATCATATATTTATATATATGGATATCGAAGAACTTTTTAATTTATTTAAAAATCCTGAAGAAGAAAAGGATGAAAGTATTCAAATTAACTTAGCTGAATACCCAGCTGTATGGATGGGAATGTTTAAAAAGTTAATATTAAATTATCAGACATTTAGTAAACAATTACTTAAATTTTTTGAAACCTCAGACCCTCAACTTGATATTAATGATATTGAAAAAGCTGGATGTTATATGGTATTCAATAGAGCATTGGATAATTTATCTAAAATAGAAGTTGATAATTCTTTTCATATTGAGTGCCTTAAATTTTACGCTGATGATGATTTTAAAAAGGCTCTTAGCTTAGCTATAGATTATTTTGTATCTGAAGAAGAGTATGAGAAATGTTCATATCTTCAAAAAATTCATGATACAGTAAACTTCTCTTAAAAATAGCTTGGCTTTTATATTTTTACTATTTACATTATAACTACGAGTTATGAGACAATTAATAAACGTAGAGAAAAAGAAATGTGATTAAGGTAACTACGGGTAATGAAATATTCTATTAAAATAATTTACTATGAAAAATAAAAATAATGTTCTACATCAATTAGATAAAATTGATAGTATTACTAATCAACTAAATTTTGTTGTGAAAAATCAACAACCAATTGAAGAATATCTAAAACTTTTAGAGATATTAAGAGAAACTGTAGACCAAACTCGCTTATTTGTTGAATCTGAGCAGACAATATATAACTACTAATATGAATTTAACAGCCGAACAAATACAACAAAACTGGATAGATTTAGAGGAAACTATTAAATTATACATCAGTGAGCCACGTTGTTCACAGTTACTTGATTTCTACTCTAACTACTCAGAACGTCTTATGTTAATGCCAGCAGCTCATAAGAAAGAATACCATAATGCTTTCCCAGGTGGTTACGTAGATCACGTATTACGAGTTATCGATTGTGCTCTTAAACTAAATAATATTTGGGTTGAAATGGGAGTAGACACTTCTACTTACACTAAAGAAGAATTAGTATTCGCAGCTTTAAACCATGATTTAGGTAAAATGGGTGATGAACAACATGATGCTTATATTCCTCAGGATGATCAATGGCGTAAAGATAAATTAGGTGAAGATTATAAATTTAATGACCGCTTAGAATTTATGTCAGTACCAGATCGTAGTTTACATTTACTACTTTCTCATGGTATCCAGATGTCTAAAAATGAATGGTTGGCAATTAAATTACATGATGGTTTATATGATGATGCTAATAAACCATATTTAATGTCTTGGTCACCAGAAACAAAACCTCGCACTTCATTAATTTATATCATTCATCAGGCTGATTTAATGGCCGCTCGTATTGAGTTTGAACGTGAATGGAATCCAAAATTAAAAGATGGGGATAAAAAGAAAGTTAATAATTTTAGTTTAACTACTGAAAAGAAAGCTTCTAAACCAACAATTAAAACTAAAACATTAAGTTCAATTGAAAGTACAGGACTAATGAATATGTTAAATGATTTATGATAATACTAACAATAATATTAGGAATAATGGTCGTGATCTTAGGATACACGACCTTTAATCTTCTTAAAAAGAATGAACGACAAGAGGATATTTTAGCTGGTTATATGTCTTATTTAAATAAAATATCAGATACAATTGACTTTGCTGATAAGAAACTTAAAGAAGTAGACGCTAGGGGATCATTTGAATCAGATGATGAAGTAGGTTTTTTCTTTAAACAAATTAAACAATTGCAAGATATATTAAACGCTTTTAAAATTAAAAATTTATGATTGAGGTGAAAGCTAAGAAAAAATCCACTCAATATTTTACTCAAGATACTGAAGATGCTATAGTATTATATAATAATACTTCTGATTATGATGAGAAAGATAGAATATATAGAACACGTATACATTATGCTTTCTTTAAATTAACAGAAAATATTATCCATACTTTTAAATTTTACTACACTGAAGTAGATAATATTGAGGATTTACAACATGAAGTAATAACATTTTTACTTTCCAAAATCCATCTATTCAACCCAGCTAAAGGAGCTAAAGCATACTCATATTTTGGTACTATTGCTAAACGTTATTTAATTATTACTAATACTAAAAATTATAAAAAACGAGTAGATAAAGCACCTATTGAGGAAATTGAATCAAATGAAGATTTCTCATATACAATTGAAGAAGGATCAGCTCAAGATAAATTATCTAATTTTATTGATGAATACGTTTCACACTGTACTAAGAATATTTATACTTTATTTCCTAAAGAAAATGATGCCCAAATAGCTGATGCTATTTTAGAGTTATTCCGTAAGCGTGAGAGTATAGACATTTTTAATAAAAAAGCACTATATATATACATTCGTGAGATTATTGACGCTAAAACCCCTAAAATCACTAAGATAGCCGATAAATTATATATTGTATTTAAACAACATTATTTTTTCTATCTAGAAAATGGATATACAGATTTCCATCGTTGATATTTATAATTAAAATAAATATATGAGTAATGGTTTAGATAATGTTGTTTTTGGTAAAAAGAAATTCTCTGATTTATTAGAGGAGATTTATGATAATCAAAAAAAGAAAGAAAAACAAATATCTATATTAATTTCTGAGTTAAAACCACTTGTACAAAGTATAGGTGACGCTACTCTTATTGTTCCTTTAATTAAAGAATACTTAGAAATAAGTGTTAAAAATGATGAACAATTAATCAAAATGGCTACTATTATTCAACGTATTATGAATAATAACGCTAATAACACTGATGGTGGATTTGGTATTTCTGAAGAAGAAAAACAACAGTTATTAGCTGAAATAGATAAATTTAAAACTGAAGAATAATGGGTATAGATATATCATTCGGAACAGTTGGAATGAATAATGTTGTTTACACAACAGGAAATACCTCTAAAGTAAACACAAATTCTCAGTTAGCATCTGGAATAGGTACTCTTATAGCAGCTAGAGTAAAACATATTATACTTGATGACTCTGAAGAAGTTAATGGTGTTAATAATAGACATTTATTTAATAAATTTGGGGACTGGAGTAGTATAGGTACCATATTTTGGGAATATGTTAATAACCCAATTTCAGGAAGTGGATTTAATCAAAATCAATATGCTATACCTATTTTCCCAAATATTAAAAATTATCCATTAATTAATGAGATTATATATATAGCTCAATTACCCAATCCGAATATATCTTTAAATTTATCAACTAATTCTTATTATTATTTCCCACCACTTAATATGTGGAATAGCCAAATACATAACGCTATGCCTGGGTTTGATAATGATCCTTTAAATGATTTAAATCAACAAGTTGATTACCAAGAATCATTTCAAGGAGCTGTTAGAAAAATAGAAGATAATAGTTCTGAGATTTATTTAGGTAAGACTTTTAGTGAAAGAATAGAGACACATCCTTTATTACCATATGAAGGTGATATAATCTATGAAGGTAGATGGGGTAATTCTTTAAGATTAGGTTCAACAGTTAATAATTCTTATATACCTAATAATTGGTCTTCCACTGGTTCAAATGGAGACCCTATAACTATAATAAGAAATGGTCAAGCTGATTATATCTCTGATCCATGGATACCTGTAGTTGAAGATATAAATAATGATTTAACATCTATTTATTTAACTTCTAATCAAATTGTTCCTTTATTCGCTTCAAGTACAAATAATTTTTCATTTTCAACAAATACTACACAACCACCTACTAATGTAAGCCAATACGCTGGGAACCAAATTATTTTAAATTCAGGCAGATTAGTATTTAATGCTAAAAATGATTCAATAGTAGCATTAGCTAATAAATCAATACAATTATCATGCCAAGAAACAATAGGGATGGACGCTACTCAAATAGCATTAACATCTGATAAAGTTTATTTAGGATCATCAGAAGGTATTGAAGGAACTAGTTTACAATCAGCTATATTAGGAGAAAATTTAATAACTCAATTAACTCAATTAGTGACTAGTTTAAAAAGTTTAGCTACATCTGTAACTAACGCTATAGATTCTAATGGAGCTCCTATATCTGATTTTATAGTGGTAGGCACTAGTTTAAAAGCAACATGTGATGATATTTTAAAAGTACTTAATAAAAAACCAAACACTAATGGTAGTTTATTATCTAATAAGGTTAAAATAAGACAATAATTATGGCTGAAGAAGAATATAAATCTATCTTTAAAGGAAAAATAGTAGCTGAAGATGGAACCCCATTATCTGGAGTCAATGTTACCTTTAAAAGTAAAAATAATATAAGTGAACTAATAGCCTCAACTGGGGAAACAGACATATCTATTAACCCAACAACATCAGATGTTGATATAAAAGGTAATATTAAAGAAAACACTGTAACTAATGAAAATGGAGAATGGGAATTTTCATTCCCCACTACTGATATAAACCCAGATGATTTAACTATTACTTTTGAAAAAGAAAATTACGATTTAAAAAATATCACTAATCCTACTGTTACATCTGAAGTAACTTTAGTATTAGATATTCCTTTAAATGAGTTTGTACCTATAAATAGTTTGTCTACATCTGCTAAAAATAAATTTGAACAATATGAACAAGATAATGTTTTAGTTTTAGTTAGAGATGGTAGAATAGAAGCAGGACATCCTTTTTCTAAACCTGGTTCTGGGGGAAGAACAATTGGATCTATGTATTATAAAGGTCAATTAATAGCTTACACTGTTGAAGATATAGTTAGATATGACAAAAAAATTAATTTACAAACAGCTATCCCAGCTGGTGATTATTATATAAATTTAGATGTCACAGGTAATGATAATTTAACTAATAATTATGTTAAATTAAAAGGTAAAGGAAAATACCCAGCTAATTGGTCTCCAAATGTGACTAAAGGAGTATTTGCTAGAGTAGGAAATGATAATGCTAATGCTGTAAATGTAATTAATCCAAAATTTAATTTTGGTGGGGCTAGAATACATGCTGGGAGTAGTGAAAATAGCTCAGCTGGTTGTATAATAGTCTCTAATTTAAGAGATAATAAAGGTTATCTTATTGGAAATTCTTTAGCTAAATCATTTGAAATAACAAAATTAATTTATGATAATGATATAACTAGAATAATTATTATTGATGATTTTAAAAGAAGAATTTATAAAAAATAATAAATGGATAACACTAATAAAGTATATGAAGTCTCTAGGGTAACATTATTACCAACCCCAGATGTAACTTCTACAGCTAATAGTAAAATTAATGAACAGATAACTTCTAAGGAAGAAGAATTATCTAGACTTAAATCACAATTACCAACTCGTGATAAACTTATCCAATTTTTTAATGAAAATAAAGAAACTTTTAAAAGAATATTAATCCCATTTGTTATTAGCTTATTAGTAGCTTATGGTAGTAGTGTAGCTCAAGCTGTATTAGATGATATACCTTTAGATCAAATTATAGATATCTTAAAAGGAAAATGTCCTAGTCAGGCTAAAATAAAAGAATTAATTGAAAAACGTAATAAATTAGTTACTCAATTAAATAATAACTATGAGACTATTACAACTATGGCTAGTTGGACCGGTGTGTTATCATCAGTTTTACAAGGATTAAAAATTGGGGTCCAATTAGTTAAAGCAGTTCCCACCCCAGCACCAGCTGGTGTAGCTGCTTATCTTATTGAAGGTGAAAAACAAATAAATAACATTAGTAAAAGTATTAATTTAATCACTTTAACCACAGCTTCATTTGGGGTATTTTTTGGTTTAGTTATAAAATTATTAAACACATTAGATATATTATTACAACTATGCTCTCAAGATACTGGTATACCTTATGAACAAATAAATAATGAAATTAATGCTTTAAGTAATATAACTATAGAAAATCAAAATGATAATACATATAAAGGATTTAATCTAGTTGTAAAAATTGATGAAACAAATGAAAGTCAATATATAAGAAGATATGCTGCCGCGGAAAATAAGCAAGGTATTCCTATTTTAAAAACAGACTCCTCATTTGCCTCAGATCCAACTGTATTAATAAATCAATTAAAATTCATAATAGATTCAAATCCTAATATAACAGCTGAATAATTAAATATTTATAATAGATATGAAAACAGATGCTCTAAAAAAATTAATAAAAGAAGCAGTACGTGAAGCAATTCAAGATGAATTAAAAGATATTCTTCTTGAAGCAGTGCGTGCTCCTAAAACAGTAGTACAAGAAACATATGCTGGTGCACAACCATCATATAGTTCACAACCAGTAATAGCCCAATCAAATGGAACAACTGTAAATCATGATCTTAGACGTAATCTAAGAAGTATGATTGGAAGTGAATTTGACACAGTTGTTACTGCTAATTCATCACACGCTCAACCATCTTATACTCCTCCACCTGTTAATACAGCTGGTGAAGGATCAAGTTTACCTGGTGGAGAAGTAGGTTTAGATCAAATAATGGGATTAATGAACGCTAAATAATGGCATATAGAGTACCAAATATAAACCCAATAGATGTTGGTGGAAGAGTAGCGATTGGGGTATCTGTACCTTTTAACAATATAGCTGTTTTCAATCAAACATATTCCACTAGCACTCAAATTAAATCAAATATAATTAATTATGTTTTAACTAGAAAAGGCGAAAGAGTACTCAACCCTGATTTTGGATTAGGCCTTGAAGAATATATATTTGAAAATATAGATAATAACACATTAACTACTATTCAAAATGTTATCACTGATGGCTTAACAAATAATTTCCCAAATATCATATTACAGAGTGTCACAGTAACTCCAGATTATGATAATAATGCTATTAATATTAAAATAAGATATTACACTATTGAAGGTAAAATTAACGAAATAAATGTATCTATATAAACATGGCTTCTGAGAATAGAAATATAAATTATCTAAATAAGGATTTTAATCAATTTAGGACATCTCTTTTTGATTACGCTCAAACTTATTTCCCAACATCATACACAGATTTTTCTCCTTCCTCTCCAGGAACTATGTTTATAGAGATGGCTGCCTATGTAGGAGATGTTATGTCTTTTTACTTAGATAACCAAATACAGGAAAATTTTATTCAATATGTAAGACAGCAAAATAATATTTATGCTTTAGCTTATATGTTAGGTTATAAGCCTAAGGTAACATCTGTATCAACAACTAATATTGAAATCTACCAGAAAGTCCCAGCTGTAGGTAATCAACCTGATTTTACATACGCTTTAAATATAGCTGAAAACTTATCAATTCAGTCTCCAACAAACATAGCGTCAAAATTCTTAATTCAAGATCCAGTTGATTTTTCTTTTTCAAGTTCATTGGACCCAACAGATATAACAGTTTTTGATAATAACTATTATTTATTAAAAAAGACTAGAAAAGCTATATCAGCTGAAATTAAAACTACAACATTTACTTTTACAAACCCTCAAAGATTTCAAACTGTAGAAATAAATGATTCTAATATAATAGGTATTTTAGATATAACTGATAGTGACGGAAATAAATGGTATGAAGTACCATATCTAGCTCAGGAGATGGTTTTTGATACTATTAAAAATACTAATATTAATAATCCTACTTTCTCATCAGATAATGGAGATACTCCATATTTATTACAACTTAAAAAAGTTCAAAGAAGATTTACAACTAGAATATTAAATCCAACTGTATTACAAATACAATTTGGAGCTGGTACTAACACTCAAAATAATGATGAAGAAATTACACCTAATCCTGAGAATGTTGGTTTAGGTTTACCTTATAAGCAATCTAAATTAACAACAGCTTACTCACCAACAAATTTCTTATTTACAGATACTTACGGGATAGCTCCATATAACACAATTTTAACTGTTAGATATTTAACAGGTGGTGGTTTACAATCAAATGTAACAGCTGGTACTTTAACTGTCATTAATAATCCTAGTTTAATTCAATTTCAAAATGCTGGTTTAGATGCTACATTAGCTAATGCTGTTTTTAACAGTGTAGCTGTCTTAAATCCATTTTCCTCAGATGGGGGAGGAGCAGGTGACTCAGATGATGACATAAGAATGAAAGCCATGAGTACATTCACTACTCAACAACGAACTGTGACCTTAGATGATTATATGGTTAGAGCTATGTCATTACCTTCTGATTATGGTAATATAGCTAAAGTATATGTTGAGTCTGAAAAACTTTCAAATCTACTACCAGGTGAAACTCCATCAATATTAAATTTATATGTTTTATCATATGATGTTAGTAAAAAATTAAGAACAGCTTCCTCAGCATTAAAACAAAATTTATCTACTTATTTATCACAATATAAAATGATGAATGATTCTATTAAGATTAAAGATGCGTTTATTATTAATATAGGAGTAGATTTTGAGATTGTTGTTTTACCTAATTATAATAATAATTTAGTTGTATCTAATTGTATAACTAAATTAAAAGATTATTTTAATATTGATAATTGGCAAATTAATGAACCAATATTACTAAGAGATCTATATATTATGTTAGATAATGTAGATGGGGTACAAAATGTTAAAACAGTAAACATAACAAATAAATATGGTTCATTATTAGGATACTCTAATTATTCATATGATATACCTGGAGCTATAATAAATAATGTTATTTACCCATCATTGGACCCAATGGTTTTTGAAGTTAAATATCCTGATAATGATATTAAAGGTAGGGTTGTACCATTTTAATTTTTTATATTTATAACAAATGGCTATATATAAAATATTCCCTTCAAAAGACGCTACAATCTATTCTAGATACCCAGATAAAAATACTGGGTTAGATGAGATTTTATCTGTTAGTATTGAAGATGCTCAAGACAGTGGTAACCCTCAAGTTAGTAGAATTCTAACTCAGTTCTCAGATGATGAAATATCTGATGTTATAAACAATAAAATCAATGGGGCTGCTTGGAGTGCTTCTTTAAGATTATACGCCTCAACTATAAATGGTTTAAATGAAAATTTAATCTTAGAAGCATACCCAATATCAGGATCATGGAATATGGGTTCTGGAAAATACGCTTATAATCCTGAATATACAAATGGTGTAAGCTGGACTAGTAGATCATCATTAAATACAAATAATTGGATTACTTCCAATTTCCCAGCTGGAATTACAGGATCATATGGAGTTGAAGCTGGTGGTGGTAATTGGTATTATAATAGTAAAGTAACACAATCTTTTTCATATTATTCTGATAAAGATATTAATATAAATGTAACATCCATAGTTAACAATTGGGAAAATAATACCATTGTTAATAATGGTTTTATTATTAAACAACAAACTGAGTTTGTAGATAGTCTTGAGTATAACAATACTATGGATTATTTTTCAAGAGATACTCATACTATTTACCCACCCCAATTAGAATTTAAATGGAGAGATTATTCTTGGAATACAGGTTCATCAACATTAACTATCTTAAATACATTACCTGTTTTTATAGATATAGCTGAAAACCCAGGTGTTTTTTATCCTGAGAGTGTTAATAGATTTAGAGTAAATGCTCGACCTGAATACCCGACTAGAGTATTTCAAACAACTTCATATTATACTCATAATTATTATTTACCAACAGCTTCATATTATGCTGTTAAAGATTTAGATACTAATGAATATGTTATTGATTTTGATACTCAATTTACTCAATTAAGCGCTGATGAAAGTGGAAGTTATTTTAATCTTTACATGAATGGGTTGGAGCCTGAAAGATATTATACTATATTAATTAAGACAGTTATTGACAATAGTACTATAGTATTTGATAATAATTATAATTTTAAAGTTATAAATGGCTAATTATACATTAAATAAAACAGTTTATAATAGAGGAGAATATCAACAAATTGTTGATACTTCTTTTACTCAATTTAAAGTACAACCCCCAGAAGAAGATACTATAACTGTTGAACAGTTTTTTGATTATTATACTAAAATATTTTATGATATACCTCCTCAAGGAGATATAAACTCACATGCTTATTTAGTTAAAGTAAGTGGAGAATATATAAAAAGTTCAAACATTAATGAAGATGTGCAACTTTTATTAGATGAAATATCATCTTTAAGACAACAGTTATTAGACTCACAACAACAATTAGTTAACATACAGATATCATCTAGTATGCAAAATGTATAACAATGGCGGCTACAATTAATCCTATACTCCCACCTGATCCATATGTGTCATTAAATGCTGACCTAATCACCACTAACCAATTCCCTGCTAGTTTTGATCCAAATGTTGATTATATAGAGTATGTAGTTACCTCTCCAAATTTATCATATTTAAATATAGAATATGATTATAGTAGATATTCTTTTCCATTAAATGGAACAGTAACATCAGACTCAATTTCTGATATAATTATCAATCCACTTGGAGATGTTGGGTCATTAGGGATAACATCTGGTAATTTTAACTCCTATTATAATTTTTATAAAAACCAGTTAAATACATCTCCAACTAATCGTAATTTCTTTATTAAAGAAATATCACCTGATAGAACAGAGTTATTATTAAAAAATCCAAAAGAATTATATGATGAATTAGTCTTAAATGTTAATGAATTTAAAACTACATTAAATGATAATTTATCATTCTTTCAAGATTTTTACTTAAATTTTGGTGATAATATTTTAGCTGTAGCTAATAATATTGATATCAATACTGAAGGAGAAGTACTAATTAATCTATATAACCCTCTCCCAGCTAATATAGGTATTAATAGTACTTTATGGATTGTTACTAAAATAGCTGATTCTTTAGCTTTTAATATAACTTTTACTCCTGAACCAGTAAAACCTTCAATAACAGCTTCTCCTTTAAAAGGTCCTAATACTAATCTACCAGTTAAGGATGTAGTAAATAATTCAACAGATTATTTAACATATAATACTCTTATAACTAGTTCTTTATTATCAACATCATATTCTCAATTAAATAATATAATATCATCATCAGGGTTAAAAATTAATGTTGATTACACTGATTTTGAAAATTTCATATTTTTCTCATCAGCTACTCAAAGATTAAATAATTTTAATTATAAAGTAGCTCAAATTTCTGCTTCACAAGCTGAGATTGATATTTTAAACTCATCATTTTCTGGTTATACAACATCAAGTAATGTTATAACTTTAACAAATCAAATTAATAATATTATTAATAATTTTGATGGGTATGAGTATTTTTTATATTATGGAACAGGATCTTGGTCTTGGCCTAAATCCACTTCAACAGTCCCATACACTTTATACTCCCCAGTTTCATCAGAAGTAATAAATTGGTTAGGTAATGCTGAAAATTATACTGGTGTGTTAGGTAGTGCTTCTTTGTATGATATGAATAATCCTAATTATTTATATAATACTGTACCTGATTATATTAAGAATGATCCTCAAAATGAACCATATAAATTATTTATAGAATTAATAGGACAACATTTTGATAACATATGGATTTATTATAAAGATGTAACTGAATTACATAACGCTGATAATAGACTAGATTATGGTATATCTAAAGACTTAGTAAAACAAGCTTTAGAATCTTTTGGTGTTTACATCTATCAAAATAATTTCTCATCAGATGATTTATATACTTCATTTTTAGGATATGGAGCTCTCAACCCAGAGACTACTAATATGTTACCTGTAACTACAGGATCATTTCAAGATTATATTAATAATTATGTAACAGCTTCTTATGATGCTTCTGTTACTCCTTTAGATGATTATAATAAAGAAATATATAAGAGATTATATCATAATTTACCTTATTTAGCTAAAACTAGAGGAACTATCCTAGGTTTAAGAGCTTTAATAAATTGTTTTGGTATACCTGATACTGTTTTAAGAATTAGTGAGTTTGGAGGTAGAGATAAAGATACTTCTACTTATGATTATTTTGATCAACAATTCAATTATAAAGTAGACATAGGTTCCTTATCTACTTCAACAATTAGAACTAGATGGGGTGTTACCTCATCTTGGGGAGCCCCAGGTGATGTGCCAAACTCAGTACAATTTAGATTTAAAATAACCCCAACTGATACAGGCTCATCAATGACATTATGGAACCTAACAAATATCTCAGGGGTAGTAACAGCTTCATTAAATATAAAATATACAGGATCCGGTTTAATATCTAGTTCATATCTTGGATCTATACCATCACAATCATATCAATTTGCTAATATAATATTTTACCCCAATGTTAATAACATAAATGAGACAGCTAGTGTTTATGTACCTATATTTAACCATGAATGGTGGTCAGTAGCAGTAAACCACTCAGCTAGTAATTTTACATTATATGCTGGTGATAGTTTGTATTATGATGGGTATGATGGAAATCAAATAGGGTATTTAGTTTCATCTTCAACAACCTCATCAGTTAATCTTTGGGACAAACAAATTTATTCTTATTTTGGTAACCCCACATCATCAATAGGTGGAGTAAATTATAGACAATTTTCAGGATCTATGCAAGAAATAAGATTTTGGAAAGAACCTGTGAATGTTTCTTCATTTAAAGATTATGTGATGAATCCTCAATCTATAGATTATACTGGGGAAGTCACATATGCTGATAATTTAATATTTAGATTACCTTTAGGTGGGGACTTATATACAGGTTCAACATCAGTTCACCCTAAAATAACAGGATCATGGACACCTACAGCTTCATTTTGGGTAACACCTTCTAATATAACATCAAGTGATGCTTCTCTTATAGATGTTTCTTTTTCTACAAATGTAGAACCTAGATTTTTAAATTCTCCTATAATAGGTTTAAGAGGAAGAGTAACAGATAAAATACAAATTGTATCCTCTAGTTTACCTACAGGAAGTGTATTATCACAATATACTAGTTTAGAACAAAATTATCCATCATTAGGTAGTGAATCCCCAGATGTTAATTTATTAGAAGTAGCATTTTCACCTCAAAATGAGATTAATGATGATATTATTGACTCATTAGGATATTTTAATATAGGTGAATACATTGGTGACCCAAGACAAGTATCATCGTCAGCTACATCATACCCTGATTTAGTAAATTTAAGTAATAATTTCTTTCAAAAGTATTTTGACACTTATGACTTAAAAGATTATGTAAGATTAATTAAATATTTTGATAACTCTTTATTCAAAATGATTAAAGATTTTACACCCGCTAGAACAAGTCTTATGTCAGGTGTAGTTATTAAACAACATATTTTAGAAAGAAATAAGTACCCTCAACCTCAAATGGAGTGGGAAGAACTAGATTATAGTGGTTCTATTGATACTGCTTTTATGAGTGGTAGTACTGGAGGAGTATTTAATCCATATAATACTATTACTTTTGCTCAAGATTGGGTACAAACTTATGAAGGACCAACTGGGACATCATATATCTCTCAATCATCACAATATGAATTTTATAATGGAGAATTACCTGGATCTGAATTTATAGTTACTAATGGTGAATTAACTGAAAATAATATCTATAATTTTCCTTCATTAGATGAAAATTTATACTCTCCAACATTATATGTTAGTAATATAACTTCATTAGAAGATTTTTTAAATACTAATACCTCACCAAATCAAGGTGAGATATATTTATGGTACGATACAGGTAGTTTCCTTAATATTAACCCACCAGGAGTCCCAACTGCTTTTGAACCAGGATAAAAAATAGTTTATGCCAACAGAATTCGGTGCCATTTTTAATGATGGTGTAAAATATATAAAAGTCAATAAATTTGACACTACAGGAGCAGATAAATCTGATTATTTGTCTCAACTCCAAAACATCAGAATAAATCATCCTGATGTTGGGATATTACAATATAATATAGCCACATCTCAAATTCAGAATGATTATTTTATATTTGGATTAACATTCCCTCAACCAACTACATCATCAGTTGGAGATATAAATGATTATAGTTTTTTGGCTACATCTGCTAGTTTATTTAATTATAATTTTGTACCATTTGGTACAACCAATGAATATTATAATAATAGAGTATCATCATACGGGAGTATAACTGGTAACTCATTAGGTTTTATGACAGCATCATCTGGAATCTATACCTCAGGTCAAACTCCAAATAAGTTTATACAAGTTAAAATTAGTGGGAGTACTACATTAAGTGCTGGAACTATTCAATTGTATGCTTATATTACTAAAAATAATGGGACTGTGTTAAATGGAGATGTTCAGCGAGCATTAATAAGTTCTAGTTTTTCTGGTGGGGATTTTGATGTTACATTATATTTAACATCATCTTTTTCTATAATAGAAAATGATTTAATAGGATTTGGTTTAAGTAGAGATGCTGGAGCTAATGTTTTAGCTTTAAAGGAATTTCATGTTAGTATGTCATTATACAATGCTGCTCCATTTAATGGATCATCATCTTTAATTACTGTACCTAACCCAGATGTTATTGAGTTTTTCACTAGTGATTATAATCCATTGCTGAATAACGCTGAAATTCCACAATATTCAAATGTTTGGATGGATATAGATTATTCTCAAAATCCCGTGACTCCTGTGAATTTTGGTCTTATCATATCTGGGACTGCGGATAGAGCTTATGTTCAAGATTCAAACTATAGCTCAAGAGCTTGGTCTGGTATTAGGTATAATGGTAGTAGAACAACATCATATAATTTTAATGTATAAATAAGTTTATGTCTGATAATTTTACAAAAGTATTTAAAACTAAAAATAATACTCCTACTCCAACATCTATTAATAATGACTCTCAAGGATTCTTAAGAAGTGATATATCTGGAGATTTTAATACTTCTACATTAAATAATAGTGGATATGGAGTTTTATCTGCCGCTGAAAAAAATCAAACATACTTTGCTTATTTTGATGGTGTTGGGGGTACTGGTCCTGAAATTATAGACCAAACAGCTTATTTTATTAAATATTTAATTGACTCTCAAGGTAATGTTGTTACTCCTCAAGCTAATTCATTTGCTTTATTAAACTTAAATCAAAATTTTGAGTCTGGTAAAACAGTAAATGTTACTAGTTTACAAGGAACAACATTATATTCTATATTATTAGGAGACAAAAAAATAACAGATGTTGGAAAGATAGAAACATTATTAGTAACAGAAACAAGTTCACTTAGAACTGAATTTCTACCAACAATGAGTTTTTTTCAATATAATTCTTTTATTAATCAAGTTAATAATCCACCTAATTACTCATTTAAAGCTTTAAAATCAGGGAACGCTACTCTTTCATCTACAACTACAACTGTTTTACCATTTGAGATAGCTACTTTAAATCCATTAGGAGATTATAATACTTCAATATATGAGTATGAGTTTGGTTCCACAACATCTAATTATGGTATTGAAGTTAAATTTAAAGCAGGTTTAGCAATTAAATTTAATAATATTACAGGTGATGAATATAATAATACTGGTAATTGGGAATCTGATGATATATTAAAACTTGAGATAGTTAAATCATCAGATAACTGGGCTACATCTCAATCTTTAAATTTACAAATACTTACAAATGTCCCAATAGCTAATCCTCAACCAAATTCTCTTACTTTAAATAGTTTAGAAAATTTATTAACAGCTACTATTAATAGTAATGGTGATGAGGCAGATAACACCACTAGATATATTACTTTTCAAACACTTCCATATGTCTTTACTAGTGGTGATAAAGTAAGAGTACAATATTATTTAGGATCTAGTGCTGTGTCACCTAATATAACACTGTTTGGAACTCCATCCACAGCTGGCGGAACTTTCTTTTCATTAGAAACTAATTATAGTAATGATCTTCAAATTACATCATCATATTGGGATGGAGCCACATACCCAACAGTTGGATCAAATCAATCCCAATGGTTAACAGCGTCATTAGGCTTATCAGGATATTTAAATAATGATATGGTTCAACTAACTCCAACAGCTTCATTTAATTTTGGATTTAGTACTATTTACACCCCAGCTAATCTTAAACCTGGAGATTATATTAGATTTGAATATGATCCAACTAAACAATCTAAAATATATAATATTGGAACATTAGCTGATGGTAGAACAACATTAGAAATATATCCTCCAATACCAACAGGTTCAATTTTAGATCATTTTTGTGTGTTTAGGGTGATACCAAATGGTAATTATATTATATTAAATATTAAAAAACCTGAAGGTACAACTGGACAACCTTTATCAGGATTTATTAAACCACAATATGCTTCTCAAGAATTAGAAGATAATTTTGAAAACATAATACAAAAACTTGCCGCTGAAGGCACAATTTCATAATATTTATAATAAAATCATAAAAAAGAAATGGGATATTTAAATAACCAAATTATAACAGTTGATGCTATCTTAACTAAAAAAGGTAGAGAGTTATTAGCCAAAAACGATGGCTCATTTAGAATTACACAATTTGCCTTATCAGATGATGAAATAGATTATACTCTATATAATCCAAATAACCCATCAGGTTCTGCTTATTATGGTCAAGCAATTGAAGGTATGCCTCTTCTAGAAGCATTTTCAGATGAGACTCAAGTAATGAAATACTTACTTACTACTTTACCTCGTGGTACAGCTAGAATGCCTATTATTAACATTGGTTACACTAATATTACATTAAAACAAGGTGCTTCATTATCAATTACACCTCAAACATTAAACTATTTAGGTGGTTCACAAACATTTGAAACATCAGGTTATAATTTTACTATTGGTGATGTTAGAACAATGAGCACATTTAATGGTGTAGGTATTAACACAACTCAAGCTACTTCTCTTAATGCTACAACTACTCTTGGAACTAATGTGTCTAAAACAGTAATTGGTACTACATTAAATATGACTGGTACAACAATTAATACTTTATTTGGTAATCAAACTCAATTACAAACAATATTAATTGTACAAGGTAGAGATAGTGGAGCAAGAGTAACTATTCCAATTACTATAACAAAAGTTAGCTAATAAAAATATTATAAAAAATGTCATATAAAGCCTTAGACCCCCAAGATTTCCTAGTTAGTGCTGATACTGTAACAGCTCCATGTTGGACTAATTATGTTTCTCCATTAACAGCTATGTACACATCATCTGTACAAATAGCTGGCACATCAGGAAATTATTATTTAAATGTATATAATTTAGATCCATCTACTAATTCAAGCACTACTGAGTTACAATTTAATATCACTTATGGTAATAAACAAGGATCAGGCTCATTATTATATAATGCTGGTATTAGTGGTTTATCCCCAACTAGAACAATTTACGGTCAGTGGAGAAATATGATTTATGGAGATGAAAATACTAATTTTTCATTCTCAACTGTAACTCCATTTCAACAAGACTTCTATGCTATTACAATTGACAGAGCTCGATTCAAAGAATCATTATTCCCAGGCTCATTAAATTTAACATTATATTCAGCTTCTAGTCAAATTAATTTAACAGACAATAGTTTAGACACAACTACAATCACATATAGTGATGCTGGTCGTGTATTCCAAATTGTATCTGGAAGTAATGGAGCAGCTATTACTACAGCAAATAGTGCTTTGGGGGCTGTTAGTGCTGGTATGACTTTATCAGGTTCATATGGTTTATTCTTACCTGATGTTGGAACTATTATTTTAAACGCCGCAGCTTTAGATTTACCATATGCTAGTGGAGGTATTTCTTTAAATACCTTAAGAACATCAAATGCTAATGTTTATAATCCAATACGTTTATATTCAACAGCTTCTGGAAGAATTGGTATGACTACAGGTTCATTTACAAGTAGTTTTGCTTTAAATAGTCAAGAAACAATCACCTCTGATTTTGTATTTTGTAGAGCTAGAAATGCTGAGTTTAATTACACTGAAAATCCAAGTTTCATATCAGGTAGTACAGGTACTGTCTTATATGATTTATTTATTAATAGTCCAACTACTTATATCACAACAGTAGGGATGTATAATGACTCAAATGAATTATTAGCTGTAGCTAAATTATCTAAGCCACTTAAGAAAGACTTTACAAAAGAAGCATTAATACGTGTTAAATTAGACTTTTAATGAATGAGTGCTTACAAACAATTTTTAAGCACGGATGTTATAGTATCTCCGTTAGTTGTTAACAAAAGTTTCACTTTTGCGGGAAGTGCATCTTGTGCTGAGGTTGGAATTCAAAGATATGTAGGGGTTAATACCCCTTTTCTTTCATCTTTTGAAACAAATAATGTTTCCCCATTCCAATCAATTTCAGGTTCTTTAGTTTATAATTCTATAAAACAATTATATTATACTAATTACATCCCTAACCCAATTAGTGGGTCACCTTATATCACTAATTATTTAGGACAAGTAGTTGAAGATGACTCATTAACTAATGTTTATAGTAGATTCTATAATTATGAGCAAACTAGTTTATTCCAAACTAGTTCAGCTACTTATATTTCTAATTATGGATTTAGTAGATATTTCCCTACCCAATCAGCAAATTTTGGTTCAGGAAATAATGAAGGTACTATAGGTGTTCTATCTATACCTAAGAATTTATTTGGGGATTACATTAATCCAAATTCATTCTATATGTCTGTAGATTTAGAAGAATCAGGTAACCCATACATCTTTACAGATAATGGTGAGGGTCTTTTAAATTTATCAGGTTCTACTGAAACAAAAGGAATTATTAATTATTCTCATGGGATAATAGTAATTGATTTATTCAACGCTGCAGATGTTACTGCTGACTGGATTGCAACATATGTTGTAACCGGTTCCCTATTTACATGTAGTTTCCAAAGTTCAAGAACAATATTTGAAACTCAATATAAATGTACTGTTAGACCTGAAGAATTTAACTTTAGCCTAAACCCATCATTAATATCAGGCTCAACAGAAGGAACAGTTTATAATTTTGTAACAAGTTCATATTTTGCTCCATATGTCACAACAGTAGGTTTTTATAATGAAGCTCAAGAATTACTAATGGTAGCTAAATTAGGACAACCACTTCCAACAAGTACAACAACTGATACAACAATATTAGTTAATATAGATAAATAAAATTATGAGTAAATGGTTATATAAAGGTAGTGAAATAAATAATATAGAAGACTTTGGTGATAAAACACCATTTGGTTTTGTTTATTTAATTTCTAATACTATCAATGGTAAAATATACATTGGTAAAAAATTTCTACAACATAAAAAAACTAAAAAGTTAGGTAAAAAAGCCATGGCTGAACAAACTGGCCCTGGTCGTAAGAAAACTAAAGAAGTTACTTACGCTGAATCAGATTGGAAAATATACTGGGGTAGTTGTAAACCACTATTAGAAGATGTAGCAACTATTGGTGAAGATAAATTCTATAGAGAAATTTTAGAATTAGCGTGGACTTCAAAACATCTATCATATCTTGAAGCTAAATATCAATTTGTAACTGAGTGTTTAGAAAAAGATAGTTACAATGATAACATACAAGGAAGATACTTTAAAAAAGATTTGGCACCCCCAACTATAGTTGATATACTATAAGTATGGTAAATCAAGCTTTAGTAGCTACATTAAATTCTGTTTTAGGACAAGGTAAGAAAACCTCAAAAGGCAATTACGCTTATCATTGTCCATTCT